TTCAAACGAAATGAATAATTAAATTAGATATATTTATTAATTAGATGAACTGATAACAAATAATTTCACTTAAACTATAAATAAAATGAATATTAGTAAATATAGTAAATCCACTAGGGATTATTTGGAAAAAGTAAATGAGTATTTAGTTTCCAAATATGGGAAAGTAAATGATGAATGGGAAGCAAATTTAATGATACTAGCGGATAATTTAGATTTATACAAAGATTGTAAAAAGAGTATTAAGGATAATGGAATATTTGATACTAGAACTGGTAAGAAGAATCCACTACTTATTACAATTAAAGATTTACAGACACAAATAGAAAAACAAATTAAAAATCTTGGTTTATCACCTTATGCTGCTTCAAGAATTAAGAGTGAAGTAGAAGATGATGAAGATGATTTTATTGAAAGTTTAACCAATGAGTAATTATGCTGAATTTGATGAAAAATATTGGGGATATGCTAAAGACGTTCTGGATGGACGAGTAGTTGCTTGTACTTATGTAAAACAAGCTTGTAAAAGGTATTTAGATTTCTTTGATAAATACGAATTTAGACCAGACAAAGTAAATAGAGTAGTTAATTTTATCTCTAAGCTTAAACACTATGTTGGAAAGCACAAAGGTAGACCGTTTGTACTACAACCTTATCAAATGTGGATTATTTGCAGCATTTTCGGATTCTACCACAAAGGAACAGATAAAAGAGTTACCAAGTATGTCTATATTGAACTAGCTAGAAAGAACGGTAAAACCGCACTAGTTGCTGCAATATTACTCTATATGTTGGTAGCTGATGGTGAAAGTGGTGCAGAATGTGAAATGGTTGCAAATAGTGCTAAACAAGCTAAGATTTGTTTTGATATGTGTAGTAACTTTCTAAGTTCAATAGATAAAAAAGGAAAGTATTTCAAGCGTTATAGAGATAACATTAGATTTCCTAAATCTAAATCAGTAATGCAAATACTTTCTTCAGATGCTTCTGGAAATGATGGATATAACAGTTTTGCTTTCGTATTAGATGAATGTCACGAACAAAAAGATTCGAGATTATGGGATGTAATGTGTAGTTCGCAAGGTATGCGAGAGAATCCACTAGCACTAATTATTACTACAGCTGGTTTATCAATGTATGGATTTTGCTATAATTATAGAAAGACTTGTTTGGAAATTCTATCTGGTTTAAAAGAAGATGATACACAGTTTACAGCAATTTATACATTAGATGATGGTGATGATTATAAAGATAGTTCTACTTGGATTAAAGCAAATCCATCTTTAGGACAAACAGTATTACCAGACTACCTACAACAGCAAGTAAACAAAGCTGCTAATAATTCATCTTTAGAAGTTGGAATAAGAACAAAGAATTTTAATCAATGGTGCAGTAGTAGCGATATTTGGATTAATAATAACTTATTACTTGATTCTTCTAAGAAGATTGATTTAAAAGAATATAACGGAATGTACGGATATATGGGTGTAGACCTATCAGCAGTATCTGATTTAACTGCTGTTAGTGTAATGATACCAATTGAAGATAAGTTTTATTTTAAGAATTACTACTATTTACCACAAAGTGCATTAGTAGAAAATAGCAACTCAGAACTTTATAAAGACTGGCAAAGAAAAGGATTACTTAATATAACTACTGGAAATGTTGTAGACTATGATTATGTATTAAAAGATATTCTTAATATTAATAATGATGTAATTATTCAGAAAATTGCCTATGATAGTTATAATGCTACACAATGGGCAATTAATGCAACTACTGAAGGATTACCGCTAGAACCGTTTAGTCAAGCCCTATGGCATTTTAATCGGTGTACCAAAGAGTTTGAAAGACTAATGAAAATGGGAAGAATCATTATTGATAATAATGAAATAACAAGATGGTGTTTTGCAAATGTTTCTTTAAAGTCTGACCATAACGATAATGTAAAACCAGTTAAAACATCTGACCAGTTAAAGATAGATGGAGTAATTGCTATGCTTCAAGCGTTAGGTACTTACTTGGAAACAGAACACTATGATAATACAATTGGTGTAGTCTAATAATTTTTTCAGTTTACAAACTATTTATTAATATGAAATGGAATTTTTGGAAAAGTAACAAAAACGTAGAAGAACGAGATTTAACTTATGTACCTTTTAGTGATGCTTTAATTTTCAGTACGCTTAGAAACCAATATTCTGCAATGAATATTAGTGCAGTATTCCGAGCAACGGAAATTATAAGTGATTCTATTGCAGTATTACCAATTAAGATTAAATCTATTAACGACAAAGAAGAAATTTCTTCGCACCCACTTAATTTAGTGTTTGCAGATAAGTATAACGTTATGAGTAAGTATAACTTTATTAAGTTACTTATTCAATCTGTTTTACTAAAAGGTAATGGATTTGCTTATATTGAGAGGTACGAAGATGGTACAGTAGATAGATTAAGATATTTAGAGTCTTCAGATGTACAAATACATTGGGATAAAGACAAAGAACAGCTTTATTATACTTGCAATGTTGTTAGTAAGAAAAGAATAGAACCGATTAATATGATTCATCTGGTTAAAAATACCTATGATGGTATTAATGGTTTATCTATTCTATCTTATGCTGCTAGAAGTTTGAAACTAGCTAACAATACTGAAAATAGTGCTAATAGCTTCTTTACTAATGGTTGTAATTTGTCTGGTGTTCTGACTGTTCAAGGACAAGTAACCGATAAACAGAGAGAGCAAATAAGACAATCTTGGAATAGTGCCTACGCTAACGGTGGTAATGGTTTGGCTATACTTCAAGGTAATATGGAATACAAACCAATTCAACTTAGTGCAGCAGATTCACAACTATTAGAAAGTAGATTGTTTAATGTTCAAGATATTGCAAGATTCTTTGGTATTAATCCAGTTTTACTTGGTGACTTATCTAATTCTTCTTACTCTACAATTGAAGCAGCACAGCAAGAATTTCTTTTGCATACGCTGAATCCTTACATTATAATGGTAGAGCAAGAATTTACTAGAAAGTTACTTAAACCTTCTGAAGATAATTTAGAAATTGATTTAGATGAAACTGAACTATTAAAGAGTGATAAGCAAGCGTTAGCAAACTATTATGTAAGTTTACTTAATGTTGGTGTTCTTAGTCCTAATGAAGTTAGAAAAGAGTTAGGTTATCCAGAAGTAGATGGTTTGGATAAACACATTATCAGTTATACTAAGATAGAAGATAATATAATTAATAGTGATAATACAAAGAATAATGACAAGGATATACAATAATTCAGACGTAATATTAGATTTAAGTAGATTAGCTAGTTTACTTGAAAATGCTGATAGTTTAATTGTCCAACTATTCACAACGAATATTAGTGTATATGCTGAATATTCTTTGGAAGATATGGATGATAACTATCAAATTGTAGTTACTTATGACTTTATAAAAGATATTGGTAGAGGTGTTGTAAATTGCCGTTATAATATTGGGTATGATGATTCTGTTTATCCAGACGGTGAAAGAAATAAGATTGGACAGTTTACTACAGACTTCTTTTTAGATTCAGATACGATTGTTCCAGAAGATTTAAACCCACATATTTTAGATGGTGTAGTTTGGGGTAATATCTCTGGTAGTATTTCAAATCAGAATGATTTAAGGTTAGCATTAGCTGGTAAAGTTGGATATTCAGTATACAATCAAAAGATTAACGAAATAGAATCTACTTTAGATGAAAAAGTTGATTGTGATTCTTTAGATGAAGAACTTTCCGAGATAGAAAATAAATTGGATTTGAAAGCCAATACAAGCGATTTGGACGCATTACAGACGCAAGTGGATAACTTACCCACATCTGAATTTGTAAACGCTCTAAACGCAAAAATTGACAATCACTCAAATAATAGTACAATTCACGTTACAGCAGAAGATAAAGCAAGATGGAATAACAAAGCAGATGCTGGTGATTATGCAACTAATTCTGATTTACAAGAAGTAAGTGATGAAGTAGATAACGTTAATTACAAACTAAACAATACTTACTATACCAAGACACAGACAGATAACAAAATTGGTAATGAAATTGCAAATATAAACGGAAATATACAAAGACTTGAAACTAATTTAGAAAATAACTATATTAGTAAAGTTGAAGTTGAAGTGGATTATTTAAGTAAAGAAGATGCTGCTGATACTTACCAGCCAAAAGGAGAGTATACAACAGTTAATTACGTTAATAACAACTTCCAAAGGAAAGCAGAACCAGTTATAGTAGAACAAACTGAAACAACCGTAGAAATACAACCAAATGTACTTAATGTTTGGGGTGAAGTTGCAAGTTTAACTATAACATTTGCAGAAGTAGATGCAACTAAATATAATGAGTTTATGATACAGTTTGAAAGTGGTGCTAGTCCAACTACTTTAACATTACCTAATACTGTTAGTTGGTTAACAGATGCAGCAATAGAAGCAAATACCACTTACCAAATTAGTATTGTTAATAACTTAGGTATAATGGAGGGTTGGCAATGAGTAGATTTAGACGTAGATTAATGGGATTATCTGCATTAAGACAAGCAAAAGCAGATGATTTTGTAAGGGTTGAATATATTGAAAATAGCAATTTAGCATATATCAATACTAATTTCTCTATTAGTACAAATAATGGTTATTCAATAGATGCAGTTATAACAATATCAAGTGCAAAGCAAGGTTATTTAATTGGTAAAAGTGCTGGTAATCCGTATAATGCAAGTATTGGTATTTCTGCAAATCCATATTTTAGAACTTATTGTAATAGAACTGCAATTAATTATACAGAATATACAGCAGAATTAGATAAGAAGTATCATTTAATTGGTAGCCCACAAGAACTTACAGTAGAATATGAAGATATTGATGAAGAAACACAAGAAACAGTAACTAAATCATTTACTTTTGAAAATAGTGGTAGTATTGTTAATTCAAAACAATTATCAATATTTAATATTATTGGATATGTAAACAATAGTAATGCTTTTTATGGTAGGATATATTCATTTAAACTATATAATGCAAGTGGTACTTTAGTTAGGGATTTTATACCAATGTACCAAATAAGTACAGATACTTATGGATTATGGGATAGAGT